ATCCACCTTATAATCTTGTTCAAATTAGTAACGTAGAATCACGTTTAGAACTTGCACTTGCTGGATTTAAGAAGGAGGAAGTTTATGTATACACAGAGTATGGAAAACTTTTTGTCGAAGGACAAAAGGGGGATAGGGAGTCTGATACCACATACGTCCATAAGGGACTGGCTCAGAGAAGTTTCAAGAGAGCATGGACATTATCAGACGACAAGGAAGTACGAGAAGTCGTATTTGAAGATGGATTATTGACCGTGAAACTTGGTAAGATTGTTCCAGAGCATCATACTCGCAAAGACTATCTCTAAATAATGTTACCTGATTTGACCGCAATCTGTCAGGAGGAGGGTGAAATTCCCTCCTTTTTAATATAAATAAGTGTGCGGTCAAATTAGAGTAGAAATGAACTATCTGAAGGTTTATTGTAACCTTATTAGAAAGGCAGAGAATAGGTATTGTCCTGAAGGATATGTGGAAAAACACCATATTTTTCCTAAAAGTATTTTTGGAAAAAATGATAAGATAGTAGTCCTCACTGGAAGAGAGCATTATATTGCCCATATTCTTCTACAAAAAATATGTGAGAGAAGATATGGGTTAAAACATAAAAATACACAGAAAATGTTGTGTGCCCATATCAATATGAAATCCAAGGGAAGATATTTTAACTCTTACTTATATGAAAATGCTAAAGTAAAAAGAAGTGAAAGTATGAGAGGAGAACTTCATTGGAATTGGAAAGGTGGTGTTGTGAAAATGTATACTTATACAAATGATAAAAAGTATAATAAAATAAATTATTATAAGAAAAAAGAAAAATTTAATACAAATGATAACTATAAGAGATATGAGTATGAGTTAACATCACCTGATGGCAATATAATCAAAACAAATAGTTTAAGAAAAACTTGTGATGATAATGGATTAGACCATAGAACTATGAATAAAGTTATAAGCGGAAAAAGAAATCATCATAAAGGATGGACAGGTAAGATAATACAAAGTTTGACTATATAGTAAGTATCGTCGGCACACACGGGGGGTAACTGGCAAAATCCAGTTGACACCTCCCTTTTTTTGTAGTAAAATATTAAAAAAGGTATGACAAAATGACAATAAAACTTGCGATATTGAAATCGGGTGAAGATGTAATCGCAGACATCAAGGAACTTATTTCTGAAGATGAAAAAGTGGTTTCGTATGTTTTCACTGATCCATTTTCAGTCAAACTAATTGAACCAGAGATTTTAACAGATGATGATGGCAAGAAAATAAACAGACAATATAGTTTATCTGTGTATCCGTGGATACCACTTACTGAACAAAAAGACATTGCAGTTAATCCAGATTGGATTGTTTCTATTGTGGAACCTGCTGCAACACTGAAAAAATCTTATGAGGAAAAAGTTTATGGAAGAGTCTCAGACGAAAGAACTGATTCAGGTTCTGATATTTCAGAACAACTTGAATCTAATAACTGAAATTGAAGAGGTTGTTGTTGATTTTGGTGAACCAAATTGCAAATTAACTAATCCTTATCTTATTAATGAAGATAAAACACTTTCTCCTTGGTTGAGTGAATACACAAACGATAATCAAATTATGATTAGTTCGGATAAAATTCTAACAATTATTGAACCCAACGGTAAACTACTTGACGATTATTTGAAAATTGCAAAATGAAATTTTACACCAATGTCTATGAAAAATTTAATAAAATGTTGGTTCGTGGATATGACAATGGTGAATATTTTCAAATAGAAGAAGATTATCAACCAACTCTTTTTGTTTCTTCAAATAAAAAAACAAAATATAAAACTCTTGATGGTTATTTTGTAGAACCAATTCAACCTGGAAAAATTTCTGAATGTAAGGAATTTCTTGAAAAATATTCAAAGGTTGATGGGTTTACTGTTTATGGGAATGATAATTATAAGGCACAATATATTTCAGATAATTATCCAGAAGATGAAATTAAATTTGATATAAAAAAAATTAGACTTTTTACTATTGATATTGAGGTTTCTGCTGAAAGTGGATTCCCTAATGTATTTGATTGTGCTGAGGAGATTTTAACAATTACTCTTCAGAATTATGCAACCAAGAATATCATTTGTTTTGCTAATAGAAGAGAGTATAATAATACTCGTAAAGATGTTATGTATGTGAAGTGTTCTGATGAAATTGATTTGATTAATCGGTTTTTGGTATTTTGGCAGCAGAATACTCCAGATGCTATTACTGGATGGAATTGTGAACTGTATGATATTCCATATATTGCAGGACGTATTGAAAGAATTCTTGGAGAAAAGGAAGCACGTCGTCTTTCTCCCTGGGGAAATATCCGTAGAAAGGAACTTGTAATTCAAGGAAGAGAGCAAATTTCATATGAAATTGCTGGAGTTTCTATCATTGATTATCTTGATTTGTATAAGAAGTTTACTTACACAAATCAAGAGTCTTATAGACTGGACCATATTGCTTTTGTGGAATTAGGTCAGAAAAAACTGGACCACTCTGAATTTGATACCTTCAGAGAATTTTATATGAAAGACTGGCAGAAATTTGTTGACTACAATATCAAAGACGTTGAACTTGTTGACCAACTGGAAGACAAAATGAAACTGATTGAATTGTGTCTAACTATGGCATATGATGCCAAAGTTAATTATAATGATGTGTTTTTTCAGGTAAGAACTTGGGATGCCATCATTTACAATTATCTTAAGAAACGTAACATTGTCATTCCACCAAAGGATAAATCATCTAAAGATGATAAATTTGCAGGAGCATATGTCAAAGAGCCGATTCCTGGGATTTATGATTGGGTGGTCAGTTTTGACCTTAATAGTCTTTATCCCCATCTTATTATGCAATATTCAATTTCACCAGAAACACTTATAGCAAAAGATGAACTTAATAAAAGAATTGCTGAATTGGAGAAAATGTTGTAGAATATCCTCACCTTATAAATAATAATGTGTGGATACAATAAAACATATGCAACCAAAATTTAATATAACTAAAGAACAATTGCACCAACTTTATATTCTTGAAAACAAAAGTCGTAAAGAGTGTGCTGATTTTTTTGGATGCTCTGATCCTCTTATTAAACAAAAAATACGAAAGTATGGACTCCAAAAACCCAAACATTTAGAAAATAAAAATAAAGAAAGAAAGGAAACTCTTTATTGTGAAAACTGCAAATCTGCTTTTATAGTAAGCAGATTTAGAGCAACCAGTGAAAAATGGAAACTTCGGTTTTGTTCTCATTCTTGTTCGTCTAAATTTAGATATTTGGGTGAAGATCACAAAAGAGCAGTTTTAAACTCCATTTATGCTCGTAGAAGATGTAGGATGAAAGATGCCTTTGACGAAACTGCAAATCAACAAAAAATAAGTGACATATATTGTGAAGCAAAAATCATATCAAAAGAAACTGGTATTCCTCACGAAGTAGACCATATTATTCCAATTTCCAAAGGAGGTAAACATCACGAAGACAATTTGCAAATTATTACTATGAGTGAAAATCGAAAAAAGTGTAATAAAATTATGGAGAATTGAAATGTGGAAAGATGTTCGTAAAATGTCACATGAGGAAATTGTAGAAGAACTGGAAGCACTTAAAAAAGTCAGAGAAATTTCTTATACAATTAGTGTTGATAAAATTCTTAATACTGAGATTAATTTGGAATGCTTAAAAAAATCTAATCTCACTATTGGACCAAATGGAGCACTTTACCACAGAGTAAAGGGATTTCTTCCAGAATTGATGGATAAAATTTACCAGGACCGCATCATCTACAAAAAGAAGATGCTTGCTGCCAAGCAGGAATATGAAAAGAAAAAGACCAAACAACTAGAAAAAGAGATTGCTCGTTGTAACAATATTCAGATGGCACGGAAGATTCAACTTAATTCTGCCTACGGTGCTTGTGGAAATCAATATTTCAGATACTATAAGCTAGAAAATGCTGAGGCAATCACACTTTCAGGGCAGGTTGCGATTCGGTGGATTGAAAATAAACTCAATCAATACTTGAATAATATCCTAAAAACACAAGAGGTTGATTATGTTATTGCTTCAGATACTGATTCTGTCTATCTCAATATGGGTCCTTTGGTTGAATGTATATACAAAGGAAGAGAGAAAACTACTGAGGGCATTGTTTCGTTCCTTGATAAGGTCTGTAAGGTGGAACTTGAAAAGTATATTGAAGGTTGCTACCAAGAATTGGCAGACTATGTGAATGCTTATGCACAGAAGATGCAAATGAAACGAGAGAACATTGCTGATCGTGGAATTTGGACTGCCAAGAAACGATACATTCTCAATGTTTGGGATAGTGAGGGTGTTCGTTACGAAGAACCCAAACTAAAAATGATGGGCATTGAGGCAGTCAAATCGTCTACACCAGCACCTTGTCGTCAAATGATTAAAGATGGATTGAAAATCATTATGACAAAAACTGAGGATGATTTGATTGAATATATTGATACCTCAAGAGAAAAGTTTAATAATCTTTCCGTTGAGGAAATTTCTTTTCCTAGAACTGTTAATGATGTAGTAAAACATAAAGCACATTCTACAATTTATGGAAAGGGAACACCAATTCACGTCAGAGGTGCTCTTCTTTATAACCATATAATCAAAGAAAAAAAACTTGATAAAAAGTATGCAATTATTCAGAATGGTGAAAAGATAAAATTTTGTTATCTTAAACTTCCAAATCCAATTCGTGAAAATGTTATATCCTATATTCAAGAGTTCCCAAAAGAATTGACACTAGACAAATACATTGACTATGATTTACAATTCAATAAAGCATTTTTAGAACCAATGAAAGTTATTCTTGATGCCATTGGTTGGAAAGTTGAAAAAACTATAAGTTTAGAATCATTTTTTGCCTAATTTATAAATACTTGAAAAGTAATCAATAAAGATGAAAACTTTTAGGGAATTTATTACAGAGTGTGAGTTGCTTGAAGGAATTCAACCACTTCCAAGAGAATAAATGTTGGGGAAGATAGTAAAGAAGTCTGGTGCGGCACATTCTGCTAATGTTTTTAGAAAAGATTATAATAAAAGAGGAATAAAGTCGCATAAAGGGTATCGTGCGGTTACTCAAAATATTTGACGGCACCAAAATTTTGTAGTATAATCTTTTGTAGAATGGTGGATAGAATGACTGACTCTGGATTAAGTTTTTTAAAAGACATTGTAAAAGAAATTGGTGGTGAGTACACACAACTTGCTGCTGATATTGATGAGACAGAAACTTATGTTGACACAGGTTCGTACATTTTTAATGCACTGGTTTCGGGTAGCATATTTGGTGGTGTATCTGGCAATAAGATTACTACTATTGCTGGAGAGTCTTCTACTGGAAAGACTTTTTTCTCTCTCGCTGTTGTTAAGAATTTCCTTGATAACAATCCCGATGGTTATTGCCTCTATTTTGATACTGAAGCTGCCGTAACTAAATCCCTTCTTCGGAGTCGGGGTCTTGATATTAATAGAGTTGTTGTGGTTAATGTTGTAACTATAGAAGAGTTTCGTTCTAAGGCACTCAAGGCAGTTGATTTGTATCTAAAGAAAAAAGAAGCAGAACGAAAACCCTGTATGTTTGTTCTTGATTCTTTAGGAATGCTTTCAACGGAAAAAGAAATTCAAGATGCCTTAGACGATAAACAGGTTCGTGATATGACAAAATCCCAATTAGTAAAGGGTGCATTCAGAATGCTAACTCTTAAGTTGGGACAAGCAAAAATTCCTATGATTGTTACTAATCACACTTATGATGTTGTTGGTTGTGCTCTCAAAGGAACCAAAGTCAAAACACCCAATGGTGATGTTGATATTTCAGAAATTGAAGTTGGAAACTATGTTAATACTATGGTTGGTCCAAAAAAAGTTACTAACACGTATGAATATGAGTTTGAAGAATATTATCAAGTTGAACTTGAAAATGGATCAATTTATAATTTAACTGGAGAGCATAAGTTAATGGTGCAAGATGGAGAATGGAAAAAAGTCTCCGAATTAACAGAAAAAGATGTCGTTATCAATATTGGATATTAAAATTCCTCTCAATTTGGAGTAGTTTATATTTGTTTTTTTGGATGCTTCTCTAATTGAATTGTAAATTATTCCATTTACCGATACTTTTTTAGATCTTGGATCTGCTAAAGTTTTTTTAAGTTTATAGTCTTCCGATGTTACCGACTCTTTCCATTTTTTGGAATTTTTTCTACCTTCTGCCAATAATTTAGACATATTATTTTCATAATATTTTTTTCTAGCACTATCAGAATCCACAATTACCTTTTTTCTACCTTCTTTATATGCTAATTTTAACGAATTTGATCTTTTTAATTTAGATTCTTCTGATTGGACTTTCCCAGTTAAACTATTTGATATGTTATTTTTCCATTGTTTAACTTTATTTTCTTGTGATAAAAATTTTTCAAACCCAGATTTTGCTAGTATAATTCTTTCTTCTTCTGAAAGTTTTCTTCCCGATAAACATTCCCAAGCAATCTTATCTTCTATAAATCCAAATTTTTTCCAAAGATCAAAATGTGCTTGTGCGTGCTCTTTTATGGATAATTCTATTAAATTGTCTGGATCATCGGAACCACCCATATGTTTCGGTATGATATGATGTATATGCTTCATTCTATTACCTAATAGGTATGATTATAAATATTTATATAAAAAGGAGATTTTAAATGACCATTGGTATTAAGATTAAGAGAATTGAAAAAATTGAAAAAAAGAACACAAAAGTTTATGATATTGAAGTGGAAGATGCACATCACTATATTTTCGGAGACGGAACACTATCCCATAATTCATATGTTCCTATGAAAGAGATGAGTGGTGGTTCAGGTCTCAAATATGCTGCATCTACAATCATCTATTTGTCTAAGAAAAAAGAAAAAGATGGAACTGAAGTTGTTGGAAATATTATTAAGGCAACCACACACAAATCAAGATTAAGTAAAGAAAATAAAACAGTAGAAATTCGTCTTTACTATGATGAAAGGGGATTGGACAAGTATTATGGTCTTCTTGACCTTGCTGAAAAATATGAAATATTTAAAAAAGTGGGAACAAGATATGACATCGGTGATGGGACAACTCAGTTTGGAAAAACTATAAATGAAAATCCAGAAAAATATTTTACCCCACAGATTATGCAAGCAATTGATGAAGCAGCCAAAAGTGAATTCACTTATGGGTGATGGAGAATATTAGAGTTATAAAAACAGGAATTGATGTATCTAAAATTTTAGAACAATTAAGACAATATCCAGAAGACTGGGGTTCTCAAAAGAACATTAAAGATAAAAAAATTGAGCAACTTGACCCAACAAAATATGCAATTACAGTTGATATTCTCCAATTGATAATGGGTGGAATTGAAAAGCAGGGGCAATATGTTGGTGATACTGAAATTTGCATACAAACACCAGCATATGAAAAACACACAGAGGTTCTTAAATTCTTAAAAACATATTTTAAGAAAATACGTCGGTGTGCTTTTCTTGCTTTACCAGTTGGTGAAATTGTTGGAACACATATTGATGAGGGAAGTTATTACCTTACAAAAGATAGATACCATCTTTCCATTCAGGGAAAATACAGGTATAATGTAGGGGATGAAACTATGATTGTGGAACCTGGAACTTTTTTCTGGTTTAATAATAAACTTCCCCATAGTGCCGAAAACATTGGTGATGAAGTTAGAATCACTTTTGTATTTGATATTCCCCATCATAAAAAAAATCCATAGTTAGAGGAGTAATGGAAAAAGTTGAAACTACGATTCTTAGAAATCTCTTATTTAATAATGATTATTGTAGGAAGGTATTACCTTTCATAAAAAATGAATACTTTGAGAATCTTCACGAGAAAGTAGTTTTTGAGGAGATTTGTAAATTTATTGTTGCTTACGAACAATTGGCAACTAAAGAAGTTCTTTTAATTGAAACAGAAAAAAGAACAGACATTACAGAAGATACTTATAAAACAATTTGCGATTATATTTCCAAACTTGATGATTCACCAGCAGATAATCAATGGTTGATTGACACTACAGAAAAATGGTGTAGAGATAGAGCAATTTATCTTGCTTTAATGGAATCAATTAAAATTGCTGATGGTCAAGATGAAAAAAAATCAAGAGACTCTATTCCTACAATTTTACAAGAAGCACTTGCTGTAGGATTTGATAATAATATTGGACATGATTATCTACAAAACTATGAAGAACGATATGCGTATTATCATAAAAAAGAAAATCGACTTGAGTTTGATTTAGATTTTTTCAATAAAATTACAAACGGAGGAGTTCCCAATAAAACCCTCAATATTTTTCTTGCTGGAACTAATGTTGGGAAAACTTTAGCAATGTGTCATATGGCATCTTCTTTTTTGCTTCAATCTAAAAATGTTCTTTATATTACAATGGAAATGGCAGAAGAAGAGATTGCCAAAAGAATGGATGCTAATATGTTAAATGTTCCTATCAATCAATTGGATGACTTACCAAAATCTATTTTTACAAATAAAGCATCTCAATTAGTTGAAAAAACAAAAGGAACTTTGATCATTAAAGAATATCCAACTGCATCTGCTCATAGTGGGCACTTTAAGGCACTTCTTAATGAGTTGGCACTTAAGAAATCATTTAAACCTGATGTGATTTTTATTGATTATATTAATATTTGTGCATCGTCAAGATTTCGTTCTGGAATGAATATAAACTCTTATACGATCATTAAATCAATTGCAGAAGAACTTCGTGGTCTTGCTGTAGAGTTTGATGTTCCAATTTTCAGTGCGACACAAACTACCCGTAGTGGTTTTAGTTCATCTGATGTTGAAATCACAGATACTTCAGAATGTATATTTGTTGATGAGACTATTGAAATGAGGGATGGTGGCATTAAAAAAATTTCTGAAGTTTCTGTTGGGGATCAAATTAAATCGCAGGATAGTTATAAAACTGTAATGATGGTTCATCACAAAAAAGAAAAGGAATGTGTTAAGGTTATTACTAAAAATGGGAAAACAATTATTGTAAGTAAAGAACACATTTTCCCAACCAATAATGGCAGAAAATCATTTAATTCTGGTTTATCTATTGGGGATTATCTTAATACTAACACATAAATATAAAGTCTATTGTTTTCGGTATATAAATAGTAACCAGATACAATAGACTTAATATACTGTATGAAAAAATATAGCAGTTATACAAATAAATTGGATTGGTTAAAACGGAACAAAAAATTCTCACATTATTTTAATTGTGATTTTTTTAATAAAAATATTGAATATGTTAAAG